GTGATCACGGCTTCCGAAATCCTGTGGAGCCTCGGGGCGGCGACTCCCGGGCTCGTCATCGCCGTGGCGTTGTTGCCGTGGCGGGCGCGGCTTTACCAAGGGCACGAATGGTGGGTCCTTTGGGCCACTCTCTGGCCCTTTCTTCTGATCTACGCACTCTGGTTTGGGCTTGGCGCCTACCGTGACGCCTGGACAAGCTATCTCGCGAAAAGGGCGAACGCACGTTCAGTCGTTGGCAGGAACGCGCGCTGACGTCATTTACTGCCGGCGCTCGCCACACCGGACATGGCGCCGCGCATCGCGTCGGCTGCGCTGGTCGGCTCCACCCTGCCTTGGGCCACGTCCAGCCCGTAGCCGATCGGCTTGCCGAGCGCCGACACTGGAATGCCCGTGGAGATGCTCACGAGCGTGAGCGTGTCACGTGCGGCCCGCTTCCAGCTTCCGTCCTCCGCGATCGCTTTATAGACCGAGTGCGGAGCGCTGGCCGCGCTCTCGATCATCGACACCGCCGGCGCGGTGCTCATCCGGTCGTCGTAGGGTTTGCGGTTGAAGCTGTTCCAGACCAAGACCGCCCCCTGTCCGAATATCGGAACCATCGCCGCTGCGTTGCGTGCCGGGGCGCCCAGGAAGAACGCGAGGAAGTCGTCGAGATAGCCGTCGTCGTCCTCGTCGCCGAGTTCGCCGCGCATCCCCAGGACGATCGCCTCCGACACCCAACTTGGCACGAGGAAGCCGAGCAGGAGCACGTAGAACAACCGGCCCGCGCCGGCCTTCAGCCCGACGTCCTGCGCGATCTTCGCGAACTCAGTGCCCAGGATGTTCGCCTGCATGTTGAAGTAGCTCGTGAATTGCGTGAAAACCCGCGTGAAGGCCGTGCCCGACTCGAAGCTCGAGATGTCTTCCGGCGACAAGCTGCCTTGCGTCTCGCGCACGGCGGCGTTCGCGGCGCGGATCGCGTCCTGCTCGCTCGCCCCGTCTGCCGTCGCCTGGTCGAAGGCGCCGGCCCAGGTGATCGTATCGACAACGTTCTGGGCCGCGCTCTGCAGGAAATACGCGTGCTTCGCGCTCCACGCCTGCGCCTTCTCGTACGCGTTGGGGTTCAGCAGGAGGTCATCGATCGCCTGGCGCATCTGCATGACTTCGTTCTGCTGGCGGGTCGCCATGAACGGCGACAGCGCTGCGATCTGCTCGGCCACTTCGGAGGGCGCCCGGAGGTAGCGCCACGTCGCCGCCTTGAGGTAGTGAGGCTTCACCTTCACGGCGGCAATCGACAGGCCGGTGATCTGCTGCATGGCGTTCGTGAAGTTGACGAACATCGCCGCCATGCCAGAGCGCCGCCGCGCCCCGCGGAAGAATTTGTCGGTGAGCTTTCCTGCCCAGCCGGTGGCCGGCGTCTCGACGGTCTGCTTCGCCGCGCGGTTGAGCCACGGTAGCAGCAGGTCCGTGTAGGCCGTGGCGTCGTAGCGGTTCAGCATGCCGGCGAGCCCTTTTGCGCGGAGCGTGCGCATCACGTCACGCACCTTCGGCTCCATATGGGCGAAGAGCAGGGCCTTGTCCATGTGTTGCGGCAGCAGGCGCAGGTCGAGCGCGAGCGGCCGGTTGTACTCGACGCGGGATTTCGTGAAGCCGCGATTGGTCGCCGGGAACATGAACGCGTTGCCCTGGTTGATCGCGTCGAGCTGCGCGTTCAGCGCCGCGTCCTGCACTTCGAACGTGTCGGTGATCGCCGGCACGTAGCCGCCGCGATACACGCCGAACGGCGTTCCGAACTCGTGGGCGGTGATCTCTTCGAAGTAGCGGCCGAAAACGGCGCGGTGCGTCTTCTGCGCGAGCGGCTTGATCTCCTCGAGCAGATCCCACACCCCTTGGACGAAGTCGAAGTCGGCCTTCGTGAGCTTGCCCTCGGCGATCATCCGGCGCACGAAGGCATCCCAGCGCGACGTGTCGAGGACGCCCGGCGCGGGCTCCGTGGACCAGCCCCGGCCGAGCAGGAGCTTGCGCTTGTTCGAGTCGTTGCCGGTGTGCAGCAGCGCGTGCAGCAGTTCGGCCTTGCCGGCGTCCCCCTTCGAGAACCCGAACGTGTAGCCGAGTTCGGGCGCGTCGATCCTGCCGGGTTTCAACGTCGGCTCGATCGCCTTCAGCAGGTCGCGGTAGCGCTTGAGGTAGCGTGCCGCGTCGGCCCGGTAGGCGTCGGCCGCCTCGCTGATCGGGGTGAAGACGAAGCGCCGGAACGCGCCGGTGATCTTGCCGCTGTCCATGCGATCGACCCACGCTTCCACTCGGCGCAGCGCGGCGCGCACGCCCGCGAGGTAGCGCATCGTCTTCTCGCGCTCGGTGACGGCGCGGCCTTCGCCCGGCACGGTCTCGGGCACGCCGAGCTCGTTCAGGCGGTCGGTGAGCGCCTGCGTGACCTGCTCGCGGTCCATGAGCTGCCCGTCGATCTCCACCTGGCGCTCGCGTCGCGCGAGGTACCAGATCGACTCGACCGAGTCCGAGAGCGCGCGCAGTTCGCCGACGGTGAGATCGTCGAGCGGCTTCGCGGTCGCCTCGGCGTCGAGCAGCATCGGCTCGAGCACCGCGTAGAGATCCGGGTCGTAGGCCTTGACCGCCTCCATGTACTCGCGCGGATTCCTGCCGCGCGTCCCGAGCCCGTACTCGGCGAGGATCGCGCGGGCGGCGTTCCCGATGTCGGCGTTGCGTTCCTTTGCCAGCGCGTCGCCGGTCGTCGCGGCGATCTTGCGCAGGCGCGCGACCGTCTTCTGTGCGGCCGCCTGCGCCTCGTAGGCGGCCCGCGTGGCGGCGTGGTTGATGATCTGGTTGCGCTTCTGCCGGATCGCTTCCCGAATGTCGCCCTTCTTGAGCGCTTGTTCGGCGAGCTTGCCGGCCTTCACCTCGGCCGCGGCGTACTTCGCCGGGCGCAGCTTGCCGACCACCGTTTGCGCGATGAGCCCCGCGGCGTGCTCCTTCGCCATGCGCTCGATGAGGCGGGCGCTGCCGACTGCCTTCTGCAGGCCGGCGAGCTCGGTCGCAAGGAAGCGTGTCCGTACATCGTTGTGGATCGCCTCGTCGGCGGCGCGGCCGATCGCCTCCGGGCTCGTGAGATCCCCGTAGCGCTCGAGCATACGTAGATCGGTAAGCGCCTCCACCGCCTGGGCGAAGGGCTCGGCCTGCAGCAGCTCGCGCACCATCGCATCGCCGGACGAGAAGCCGAAGATCTCGGCGGCCTGGTCGGGGTGCATGCCTTCCTCGGCGAGTGCGCCGTACTTGCCGTAACCGAGCTTTTCCCACTCGACGGACGCGAGCGCGCCCTCCGGGTACATCGCCTTCAAGGCAGGAATCGACAAGCGATGGCCCGCGGTGGCTTTGATTTCCTCGCCGTCGGGCGCAGTCATCTCTCCGCGCTTGAACCAGCGCAGCGCGCGATAGACGGGCTTCGCGGCAACCTCGTCCCGTGCTTCCTTCCGGACTTCCTTGCGCTTGTCGATGGCGTCGCGGTTCAGGCGCTTCACCGTGGCCTCGCGCATCCGGGACGTCCACGTCATGTCGCGCACGCTGCGCGCTTCCATCTGCCCGAGCGCCTCGGCACTCGCGGCGCTCGTCATGCCCTGGTAGTCGTTCCAGTCGATGCCGAACTCGGCAGCCTGCTCGGCAGAAGTGAAGAGCGGATTCATCGCGCGGGCGCGCTGTGCGGCCTCGATCGCGCTATCGGTCGCGAGCATGCGATCGAGCACGCTGCGAACCTCCGGCGTCAGTTCGACGTTCAGCCCCTTCAGGCTGCGATAGACGGACGTGAGCCACGCGCGGAAGCGCTGGAAGAGGCTTTGCAGATCGATCGACGGCGCCTTGCCTTCCATCAGGAAGGACTCGAAACCTCGGGCGAACTTCTCGTGCTGCTCGCGCCGCTGATCGAGCGTCATCCCCTGCCAGGTGGCGAGATCCTGCACACCGAACCAGCCGAGCAGCGTCTGCATGTCCTGCTGCAGCGCGGGCGCGGTCTTCGCCATGTCGGCGTAGCTCTCCAGGAACCAATGGGCCGATTCGTGCAAGGCGGTTGAGAGATCCGCGTTCTTGAGCAGCGCAATGGTCCGCGTCTCGGGCACGAAGGCCCCGCGGCGCGTCTGCTCCAGGCTGTCGGCGGTGATGAGCGTTTCGCCGACGACGTTGGGCCGGTAGGTGCCGTAGAGCTCGGCCGGCGTCGTGCCCAGGCGTTGGGCCATGACGTCGAAGAAGGCGCGCGGCAGCGCCGCGTACTGGCGATTCACATCCGGCGTGAAGCGCCCCACGGTGTTGAACTGGTCGAACAGATCCTGCTCGATCTGGCTGAGTTCGGCCACGCGCTGCAGGTCTGCGGCCTGCTCGCCGGCAAGCTGCGCGATCTCGGCGCCGAGGTCCCGCTCCCCTTGGAAGAGTGCCTGCACTTCCGCCGGGCTCATGCCGTCCGGACGCGTGCGCACGTTCTCGAGCAGCGCCTCGGTGTAGGGCTTGCCCGCAAAGTGCGTCATGAACTGCGCGACGGGGATCTCGACGGCGGTGCCGTTCGCAAGGGCCGTGTCGAATTGTTCCGCGATGGCGGGCGACGCGGTGTCAAGCGCGACACCCGACTGCGCGAAGGCGCCCGCGAGAGCCTCCGCGTCGATGAATAGAGCCGCATTGGGTGCGGCCTGGCTGAGCATTTCCTGGAAGAGATCTGGCGCGCGTTCGCGCAGCTTCGACAGCTCGGCCGTCTTCACCAGTTCCTGCACTGCCTGAGCATCCTGCGCGCCTTGCTGCACCTGCTGCTCACGCTGTGCCCCGCGCGCCCGCACATGCAGCGCTGCCTCGATCACGGAGCGGGCAACCGCGCCGACCGTCGCGCCGACACCACCCTCGTAGAGCGTGCCGCCGAGGTCGAAGCCGGCGTTCGGGTTGGTCAGCAGGTTGCGTAGCGCGTCATGCCCCAGGTTCTCGGCCATCTCCTGCGCGCCTTCAGTGGCGCCGGCGATGCCGACCCGCGCGAGGGTCGCGGCGATCTGGTTTTTCACCGGCACGGCGAGCGGCCCGAGGATCTTGTCGAGCGCGTACTTCTCCGTGATGCCGGTCACGGCAGCGCCGCCGAGCACGGCGAGATCCTTCGCGCCCTGCGTCGCGAGGTCTGGCGCGATCCGCTCGTCCATGATGTCGGCGCCCTGCGCGAACAGGCCGATCCCGCGATCGATCGGCCAAGTGGCAATCTGCCCCGCGAGCTGCCCGAGCCCGCCCGTCACGTCATCGTAGAACGTGCGTCGCCCGGACGGCACCATCACCTTGTTGCGAGCAAATTGCTTCACGAGCGCGCCGCCTTCGCGCCAGCCTTCACCTATCAATGGGCCGGCAATGGAATCTGTCATCGCCTCGCCGCCTGCACGAGGCGTCGGCAACAGCGAGCCGATCGCCCCGGCAATGTTGCGCTGCGCGATGTCCAGCAGACCGCCATAGCCGGCAGCTTTGCTCCCGACAACCTCCACGGCGCCGCCGGCGAACTGGCGAACGGAGCGCTCGACCAGCGAGAGCTGGTCGACGTCGTCGTGTGCGAGCTTCGCGCGCTCCACGTCTGCGAGCAGTGCGGCGGTGGCCGGGGAGGTCTGCGCGAGCGCCTCGAAGTCGATCTCGCCGAGTCGCGCCTGCCTCTTCGTCTCGGCTGGCAGGTTGAACGCGGTGTCGATCGGGACGCCCGTCGAGCGCGCAACGCGGCGCGCTTCGGCCTGCGCGTCGGGGTTCGTGTCCATCGCGGTGACGAAGCCGAGCCGTACATCGTGCGCATTGGCTCGCGGGTTGAGTGTCGCAGCTACGGCCGCGTCGAAGTCGAATTCGTCGCCCATGTCAGCGCCTCCGGGGAGTTGGGAACAGCGTGCCGTAGGCGCTGGGGGGCACTTCCACGGGGCGGGGACGGGGGAACGCAGCGAAGAGCGCTTTGATGCCCTCGGCCTCCTCTCGGGCTTTGGTGGGGTCGATGCCGAGCGCGGCGGCGCGCTCAACGTAGTGCTCAACGTAGTGCTCGACATTGGGGTCGGTCATTGGGGTGTCCTTGAGTTGTTGCCGTACCTCGTGGCGGCGACGTTCGCATAGCCGAGGAATGACGCCAGCTCCTCGACGTTGAGATATCCATTTCGATTGATCATGGGAGCTCCTTGGCGGCGGCGACGCGCCGGACCGCACGGAGAAGACGGGCAATCTGCATGTTGTGTGGGTGCTTCTTGACCAGTGCCTCGTAGCGCTGAAGGCGCTCACCGTCAGAAGCACGGGGCTCGATTTCGATTCGCCGTCGGGCTTGTCGTAGGCGTTCGGCCAGCGGCAGGGCGAGGGACTGCGATCGCGCGGCTTCCAGATGCCGTAGACGGCTCTTTCTCGACGGTGCGATGCTCATTGCAGGAACCTCCGCTTGTCGGCCTCTTCAAGCGCGGTGAGTCGCGCCTCGATCTGTCCGCCCTCAATGACGCGAGCAAGAATCTGCAAAACGTTGGCCATGCGGCTTCCGTCCTGACTCTCGATCACACCGCCGCGCATGTCGCGGTAGAGGCGGGCGAGCTCGCGCTGCACCTCGTCGAGGTTGCGCAGCGGAATTCGAACCCGCCCGGGTCGGAGCCCATCCGCAGCGCGGCTGCGGCCTTCGGCGTCGTTTTCAGTGGCCATCGATGCCCCTAAGCCCCGAACTTCGCGGCATCACGTGCGCAGCGCGCGTCGCCTGGGGAACAAGAATCACAATGGAGCCGCCTTCCGCGCAATCGGGCTGGGGCACGCCGGTCTCCACGACAATGGGGACGTGGCGGGCGCCCTGCTCAAGACGCTCGACCCGGGAAAGAAGCCCCGCTCTCACTTGGGTTAGCTCCCGAGCAGCGTGTTCTTCCCGAGTGACAGAGACGACGAGTCGATACCGGACGGGCCGGTCAGCATCGTCGAACCCACGCCACCGCCGGCCGCCGCCGCGTTCGCGCCCAGCAAGCCCGAGATGTCCGGACGCTTCTTGTCCTGCATGCGGAACTCGCGCTCGGCCTGCTGTTGCTGCGCGAGCGCGGAACGCTCGGCCTTCTTCTGCGCACTGCGTTGGTCCTTCGCAGTGCTCCGCGCTTGGACCGCTTGTGCAACGGATGCGGCAGCCAGTACGGCTAAGGAAACGGGCTCACACATGGTCATGCTCCATTGAGAAGTTGAGGAATTGGTTATCTGGGCCGGTCGGCGTCGTTTCGATCGTGAAGCCGAGCCACCGAAGCCACCGCATCGATACCTTGTTGTCTCGGTGCACCCGGTTGTAGAGCACGGGGAAGCGCGCGTGCATTGCCTCGACCTCGATGCGGCTGGCCTCGATGAAGCCTTTGCGGATTTCGGCAATGCGATCGCTTGCGACCATCCACGGGACGCCGTAATGCAGGATCGGATCGGCGCGCGCGGCCACGACGCCGAAAATCACCACGGCCTCGTCACCTGCCCGCAACACGCGGCACGATTCGGATATCGCTGCCGCTTCCCGCACAGTGTCGGGCGGTGCAATGGCAGGGCGTGAGAGGCTCAGTTCGAGCCGGTCCGCTTCGCGGAGGTGGGTAGCGACGAACTCGACGTCTTCGGCGGTAACAGGGTGGATTTCAATATGCATGGCTGCTTCCGGGCTGATCTGTCATTGCAGCCACGCGATGCCGGCCGACACATTCGCCGCGCCACTGCTGACGAACGACACGCGCAGGTACCGCTTCGAGAGGGGCGGCAGTTCGAGCTTCTTCTCGCCGGTGCCGGAGAAGGCGGCGGTCTTGATGAGCGTCGAAAAGGTCGAGTTGTCATCGGAGTGCTCCACCACGGCTTGCACGGTGCCGGCGTTCGAGTGGATTGCCAGCCACAGCCCGAAGTCGTCGAGCGATACGAGGCTGCCGGCCGCGACCGGCCCGCGGTCGATCCGGTCGGTTCCTTCGGTTGTGCCGGCAGAGAGGGCCTGGCGATTTGCGAAGTGCAGTTGTGCGTCAATGATCACGTCGTTCTCCAGTTACGATCAGAGCTTGGCCCGCTTGCGGGCGTCGGCGGCTCGGGCAGCGAGCACCCGAACCCATACGGGGTTGTCCACCAAACCCGTCTTCTGCAGATGCGCTTGGAGTGGCGGATGCTTCGCGAGGAACGTCTTGGCGTCCTGCAGCGCGCGGCCGGCACCTTCGCGCCCGAAGTCCTGCTGCAGAACCTTCTTGGAGTCTTCGCGCCACATCTCGCGCATCTCCTGCGTGGGATTGCCGATGACGGGCATGCTCTCGGCCTGCAGCGCGCTGAGTCCGAGCGCACGGAACTGTTGCTCCCAGCCTCGCGCGTACGCCTCGGCGTCCTCCCTGGTCATAAGCGCCTGATCCATCGCTCGGTTCGCGACGGAGCGCGTCGCCACCTCATAAATGGGCTGGTTCGCGTACATGCGCTCAACCGCGTCCGGGTCGTCCAGAAGTTGTCGACGTTCCTGCGGTGGCGTCTGCGCCGGCTGCGCGGTCGCCTGCGCATCGGTGATCAGCGTGGAATTGCCAGCCGGTTCCGCGGGGCCGGCCATGCTCGGGTACATCCGGGCTGCGAGATCGTCGGTCATTGCGCCAGCTCCTGGGGATCAATCGCGGCCCGGGACACTTCCAAGGCGCCGCGGACCTTGTCGCGCACCTTCGCGAGACGGGTGCGCATGTCTTCCAGGGTGTAAGCCACTCCGCGACCGATATGCACGTGCTGCATCGTGAGCCGGCCTCGCCCCAAGCCCGTGTTGAACAGGGCGCTTTGCAGGGCTGCGGCGACGGAGCTCTCCGTGTGCATGTTGTCGATGCCGTCGAACCGACGCATGGCCTGGGCGGAGCCGACCCCGGAACGGAAGCCGCTCCACATGGCGTTTCGGCGCTCACCAAACGCGGCGTCGATCTGAGCGACGAGAGGGGCAAGGGCCTCTAGATGCTCGAGCATCTGCTCCGCGACGTTGTCAATCTCGGCGTCAAGCCGGGTGACGGTAGCTGCCGCGGCCTTCACCGCTTGCCGACGGTCCTCGAGGCCTTCCTCGGTCTGTTGGGCTGCCGCGGCGTTCTTGGCATCTTCCAGCCTGGCAATGGCACGCTCGTGCTCGGCGATCTCGCGTTCGAGCGCGTCGATCTCGTTGGGGGCGTTCTTGTCGCCTTCGAGCTGGCGCAAGGTGGCGGCGCCGCGCAGGGCGCGGCAGTCGGCGATGTCACGCCGCCGGGCGGCGATGTGGTCGTCGATGGTCTGGGGCAGCTTCATGTGGGGGCACTCCGTTTGAGATGCCCCGATCGTCACCCGTGCGCCGTTATGCGCAGTGAAAAGTCACGCCGAAATCACGCGCAAGCCGCCCTGAGCTTGGGCGACGTGCAGACGATGCCGCGGACGTCGCCTTTCACGACAAACTTCCCCCGCTCTGTGCCAATGCTTCGGATGGCGGCGCCCAGGGCCGGGCTCACGCGTCCGGCGTCGTCGGCAGCCCTCCTCAACGTCTGAACGGCGCTGCCGGGCGCCCTCCGGCCGTCGAAGATCCACCCAAGTTCGACCGCACCCAGCCGGTACTGGTGAGCCGTCAGCACCAACCAGGCGATCGGAAGCCCCTTGCACTGGGACGGGATCGGCACCCCATCTACGAGGCACTCCCGTCCAGCGAACTCGAAGACCGTAGGGGACATGCCGGCGGCCTCGCCCAGTTCAATGAGCCGAAGGGCCGCGGCGTAAAGCAACGGGTCGTTTCGGAAGGGCTCCAACGCTTCGACGTAGCCACGAAGCCGACGGGCTGCGCGGCTCATGAGGAGAGGGTCAGTCATCGAATCCCCTCCGGGCGAATCGCTGCTTGGTTTTCTGCTGCCGCGCCGCCTGGTAGCCACAGTCCGCGAACGAGGTGTATTCGCCGAGCCATGTCAGGCGCACGTCGCCGGTCTGCCCTTGGCGGTTCTTCCGGATCAGAACTTCGGCCGTGCCCTTGTCGGGAGTGTCGGGGTTGTAGACCTCGTCGCGGTAGATCATCAGGACGATGTCGGCGTCCTGCTCGATGGCCCCGGAGTCGCGCAGGTCGGCGAGCATCGGGCGCTTGTTCGGCCGCTTCTCGCACTCGCGGGAGAGCTGCGACAGCGCGATCACCGGGCAGCCGATTTCCTTCGCGAGCGTCTTGAGGCCGCGGCTGATTTGCTCGATCTCGGCGTTTCGGTTCGCGCCGTCGCCCGTCATCAGCTGCAGGTAATCGACGACGACGAGCGAGATCGGGTGCTTGCGGCGCACGCTCTGCACCTTCGCGCGGATGTCGCTGATGCGCTGCGCCGGCTGGTCGTCGACGTAGAGCCGCATGCCGTTGAGGCGCCCGACTGCGCTGGCGAGCCGGTCGTGATCGTCCGGCGTCAGCCCGCCGCCGATGATCTTCGACAGGTCGATGCGGCCGGCCGAGGCGAGCAGGCGATCGACGAGCTCGGTGTCGGCCATCTCCTGCGAGAAGGCGACGACGACGCCGTTCTCGGCGACGTTCGCGGCGATCTGCATCGCAAGGGAGGTCTTGCCCATCGCAGGGCGCGCGGCGATCAGCACGAGATTCCCGGCGCGCAGCCCACGCAGCTTCGCGTCGAGATGCGCAAACCCGGTCCTCAGTCCGTCCTTGCGCCCGTCCCACCGCTCACCCATTCCCGGCAGATGGTCGGTCAGCACGTCGCGCACGAGGCGCGGACCGCGGGTGACGGCGCCGTCGGCCAGTTTCGAGACAGCCGCCGAGGCGTTCGCCAGGATCTCGCGGACGTCCCCGTCGGCGTACGCCATGCTCGCGATCTGGCCCGCCGCAGCGAGCAACGCGCGGCGCATCGCCTTGTTGCGCACCGTCGAGACGTGCGCCGGTAGCATCGCGAAGCTGAAGCCCTGTTCGGCGCATTCGACCCAGTACCCGAGGTCCGCATCGCCGGGGCTCGGCTTCAGCATCTCGTCGAGTAGCACGACATCGACCGGGCGGCCCTGGTGCCAGGATGCGAGGATTGCCGCGAACGCGTCGCGGTGCGCTTCGATCGCGAAATGCTCCGGGGCGAGGCCGGCGACGCGGTCGGCCAGGATCTGACCCTGCAGGCAGCAGCCGATAACGATCTGCTCGGCGGCCGGGGCAATGATGGTACTCATGCTGCGCACTCCACCGGGCTAGCCGGAGCCGCTGCCGCACGACGGGCCATCTCGCCCTCAGTCGTCAGCACGTAGCCCTGTTCGGCAACGCGCCAGAACTTGAACCAGTTGTTCCGCACCGCGTTTCTGAACGTCGCCGGCCAGTCGGCATACCGCTTGGGGTTCCCCTTGTAGCGGGCAGAAAACTCGATCCAGGCAAGTCGCAGCCAGTCTTCAGGGATGCCGGCGTTCTCGACCCAGTCGAAAATCGGGTCGTCTGCAGCGATGAGTTTTTCGCCTGCCGCCTTACGTCCATCGACAAACGAATCGAAGGTGATTTGCGGTTTTCGGCTTTTCGCCTCGGGCGAAGCGGGGGCGGGTGCGGTCGCGCGCCCGTTTCCTTTCACTGACGGTTCATGGTGGTTCACTGATGGTTCGTCTGAAGTGGGCTTCAGGGGGTTCGGGAAGTGGGCTTCAGGGGTGGGGGAAGCAGGCTTCAGGGGTGAAGCAGGCTTCAGGGGTGAAGCAGGCTTCAGGGGTGAAGCAGGCTTCAGGGGTTGAACGGGAATGAAGTACCTGTTCGTGCCCTTTGGACCCTCGTTCTGCCGAACGATCAGCTCGCCGCTTTCTCGAAGCGACGCCAGAATGAAATTTGCATTGCGCTGGGTCATCCGGCACTTCTTCGCCAGTGTGGCTACGGCGGGATAGGCGTTCCCGTCATCGTCCGCGAAGTCAGCGATCGCCAGGAGCATCAGGAGATCGGTTCCGGAATGCCTCGACGCCTCCCATACACGAGACATGGTGCGGACGCTCATGTCAGCGCTCCGTGAACGGCGCGCCCCACTGGCTGCGCCGCTGATGCGCCGCGCCTCTATACTGGCTCAGGATCTGGTCGACAGAACGGGGGTCAAAATCGTGGAGGAACGCCCAGCATCGTCCGTCCCGACCCCACACGACGGCCGGAGCCTCGAGCCCGATCGAGATGTGATATGGGCCGCGGATGTTGGCGTATGCGACCGGGGCGTGAAACTGTATCCGCATGCTGTTTGCGGGTGCCGGACGCGGGCAGGTCGGGTCGATGTGCTGGCCCCCTGGGTGGTGGTGGCGGATCATTGGCTCGCCCCTGTCACACTGCGGTCGGGTTCTTGAGCCATGCGCGCACATCCTCGACCCGCCAGGCCGAGACGCGCCCCGACAACTTCACAGGCTTCGGGAATTTTCCCGCCTTCACCCAACGCCACAGCGTGGGGTGGGATATCGGCAGGATTACGGGGACAAGTTGTGACGGGCGAACGTAGCCTGTCTCGGGCAGTCGGCCTACGACTTCAACCGCCTCGGCGCGCGCTTCATTCTTGATCATGTCGGATACCTCCTGAGTGATTCCGACATGAATTAGATACCAAGTTTTGCAGTCGCTTCGTAGTCGAAAACCGGTAGAGGCGAAGATGGCGCGCGCATAATCATCCGTGCAAGTCCGCCAATTTCCGCCGCTCGCCGTCGGTGTATATTGTAACGATTTGTAAAAAACGAGGATTTGCGCAAACTGATTGGCGCTTCCGCAGGTGTACGCGTATTCGGCGAGTGAAGTGTTCCCCTACGGTCTTCTGGTCACGGGGAAGCGTCATGCAGGACACCTACGTTGGAGTCAACGATCAGGGGCTTCGGATCGGCAAGTACCACCAGAACTGCCGCCACAGCGATGAAATGGTCGATCGCGTCCGCGCCTTGCGCGAGGACGAGGGGCTCACCTACGCCGAGATCTCCGCCGCGACGGGGGTGCCGAAAGGGACCATCGCGTCCATCTGCAGGTACGATCGCCGCGGGCAGGCCTACACGCGATGGAAGCGCATTACCCCGTCAGCGCCTTGAGGCGGTCATCTCTTCCGGTGCACGAGGTCGCGGAGATAGTCATCGAGCGAAGCCACCATGCCACGGGCAAAGGTGGGATTGATGAAGGCCGCCCCGGTCGCATCGGCTACGTACGCGTTGCTTTTGCGCATAGCGACGAACGCCAACCCCGTTACTTCTCCGCAGCGGGCATCCTCGAGTAGATCCTCCAGCAGCGCGATGGTCTCCCTGCACACTTGCGGCGCGGTGGGGAACGGGACAACAACTCTCACCCGTGGGACACAACTGGTTGCGGAGTCCTCGGCGTCGGGGGCGGTAAAATTGGCGTAGGCCATGATGTGAAACCTCCATTTCACGTTGCGGATAGGGCCGGCGGATGTTGCACCATCCGTCGGCCCGCTTTGCGTGATACCCGTCACGCGGCGGAATTGCTCCTCATCGGGACGACTTCTCCCTCGGGCCGCTGCTTCGCGCAGAACCGCGACCACGTATCCATCATTCGCCTGCGCTTTTCGAGCAGATCGCCGCGCTGGTAAGCCCGTTCGGACTCGTCGCCGACGAGGTGGGCGAGGGCCTTCTCGCATATCTCGCGAGGAAAACCCGTTGTTTCGGCCGCCCAGTCGCGGAAGCACGAACGGAATCCATGCACCGTGAGATCCCCCCGGCCCATTCGGTCGAGCAGCGCGAGCATTGCCATATTGCTTAGCGGCTTCCCTTCCTTTAGGCCGGGGAAGATGTAGCCGTCCTTGGTTCGAAGCGGGTCGACTTCATCCAAGATCTTGAGGGCTCGGGCGCACAACGGCACCCGGTGTTCAGCGCCCATCTTCATGCGCTCGCCCGGAACGATCCACAGCTTCGACTCGCGGTCGATCTCGCTCCAGGTCGCGCCAATCACCTCCCCGGTACGGCAGGCGGTCAGGATCGTGAATTCGAGGGCTTTGGCCGCAATGCCAGCTTCCTTCCGGAGTTCAGCCATGAAAGCGCCGATCTGCTGATACGGCAGGGCGGCATGATGCGTCACCTTGGAGATCTTGTTCGGCTTTGCGAGCGAGTGCTCGAGGTGGCCCTTCCACTGCGCCGGGTTCTCTCCCGTGCGATAGCCCCGCGTTTTCGCCCAATCGAGCACCTTCTCGATGCGTCCGCGCAGCCGCGTCGCCGTCTCGGTCTTGGAACTCCAAATCGGCTCCAGACACTTCAGCACCAACCCGGTATCGACGTCGGCGACAGAAACCGTTCCGATATGCGGGCTCGCATAGGTGGCGAGGGTGTTCTCCCACTGGTCCCGATGCTTCGGGTTTTTCCAGCCGCTCGCCTGCCCCTCGATGTACTGTTTCGCGCACTCGTCGAACGTCAGGTGCTTGGCCGCCTCGAGCTCACGCCCGCGGCGCTCGGCGTCGCGTATGTCGATCGGGTCATCGCCGCGCAGCAAGACTTTGCGCTGCCGCACGGCCAATTCTCGGGCCTCGGCGAGCGTCACCGTGTGCAAAGGGCCCAGGCCCATCTCTCTGGCGCGCCCGTGGCGGGTGTATTTGAAAATCCAGCTCTTGCTGCCGGACGGCGAAATCTGAAGGTACAAGCCGCCGCCATCGCTGAGGTAGCCCGGCTTCTTGGCCTTGCTCACCGTAAGCGCTTTCAGCTTTTCAATTTCACGCCCCAT